GTAGACCATTTGTGATTCGCCAATTTCACGGCGATAAGACCAATGGTGTCCTAGATACATAGCCCAGTTAAGTGAATAACGATTTAGGCGTGGACCATGAACTTCGAATTCTTCATCCGCTAGTTCTACAAGACCAAGTGGAGAAATGGAGATTGTTAAATCACTCGACGCCGCTCTATACGACGGAGGACTGAAATCAATACCACCGGCCATTAGTTATTTCCCATCATGTTTGCCCTCAAACTATTAAGTTACGCTTTTTCATCTCACGCTTTTTGCGTGCTACTTTTGACTTCTGTCGATCTTCTTTTACTTTTTCCCAATCGACATCTTTTGGATCTGCCTCTGCTAAAGAGCGAGGTTCATTACCACCAATAAGAGACCACTGCCGACTAATAATTTTATTAGCTTGCGGTGTAGTACCTTTACCTCGGTGCTTAGGATATCGTGCCGCAGCTTGATCCTTAACCGCTTCATAACTCTTTAGGTACTTACGAACGTTTGCCATTCTTCTCCCTTATATTATCCCCGGCCTTGCGGCCGGGGACAACATTAGTATACAGTAATTAGTCGTTGACTGAAGCAGGGTTCATACGGTTATAGCGACCGCCTGAACGAATTACTTCTTCGATAACTGTCTGAGAGTGATCACCAAAGTTACCCTGTGCGAACTCGCCAAGATATGTTGGTGCTTCTACCCAAGCCGCTGAACCAACGTGTGCACGCTCTTTCATTGTCTCTTCTGGGTACTTCTCCATTACGTTCATGTTGTGGTTAGGACGACCGTTTGGTGTGTCATAACCCTGATCCAAGCCAAGCTGGAAATCATTTGGAACGTCTGTATCTGTTGCAATACCTTCTTCGAAACGAAGTGGGCCACGAAGGCCTGGTGCTGCTGGGCTGAACTTGCGCTCATAAGATGAGCCTACACGCTCAGGAAACTGAGGTGTTGGTGCAATATTTTCCATTGCCATTGTTTATTCTCCTATAGGGTTGGGATTGAGGTCCTCAGGCTTAATTCTGTATCCTGCGGGGCGTTTTGTCACATTAAATACAATAATTAAAAGAAAGGACTGGCGCTTACTTCAATAGTAGGCATAACCATTTCTTGGGTCAAAGAACAAGCTAAGGCCAAAGAATCCACAAAATCGTCGTGTGCATGCGCCTCATCAGGGGCAGCCACTAGAAAGTTAGGACCTTTGTACTGAACCTCGGCATCAGTCATCTGCTGATAAAACTTCTTCCAAATACGTAGGCGCCTTGTTTTAGCATGTGCTGGCCAAGAAACCATTTGACGTTGAATTAGGGCTTGAAGGTGCTTCCAACGCCTAGACTGCTCTGTTGGGCTAGAGGTAACAGAAATAACTTCAGCTCTTGGCATAAGGATCTTTAGTCGCTGTGCTACCGCATCTCCTACACCATTAGCGTCTACACCAATAGCTAGGACATCATAGTTAGATAAGAACTGTTGAATTTGGAAATACTGTTCTTCCCAATCATCTCCTTGAATTTCTAACCAGTTTAGAACACGATGATCGTAGTAACCAAACTCATCAGGACGGTCCCAATCAACCCAGACCACGGTAACAACCGTTGAGTCCATTTTACGAGCTGGGTCAATACCTACAACAACAGGGGATCTGAAATGGCTTTTAACAAGTTCTTGTGATGTATCCCCTAAATCATCCATAATTGATGATGTAATGAACATGCCGCGTTCTAGCAACCACTTACAGTTATAGGAGAGCTGGAACTCGTCTGAGTCCTCTCCAATACGTAGCATTTCTTTTCTAATAAACTTTTCGTAGTTAGTTTGCACCTTTGCTACATCTCTCCAGTCCCACTGAAAGTGATTCTGTTTAGCTCGTGCACTCATCTGTCTACGCTTATTTAGTTGAATAGCTCGATAGAAATTGTTTTTGTGTGTAGTAGGTGTACCTGTTTTAACAATAGTAGCGTTATAGTACGCACCCATAGGGGCAATAGACTTAGATACCACAAAGTCGTCTGCTTCTTGACACTCATCAATAATAATTAGATGGAAAGACTTAGATTCAATCTTAGCTCGTGGGTTAGCTGTCATCATCATAAGAGTAGAGCCGGACTTCTTAAGCTTAATATTCTTAGTTACTCCAGGGGTCTTTGTTGGAATATCGTCAATCTCAGGGTCTCCAAAAACCTCCATAGCACGCTCACTAGTAAGTCGTGATACTGTACGTCCGTATAGGGTTTCTACCTGGTTCTGTACGGGAGCAAACATTCCTACCCAAATACCATCACCAAATTTTCCTAGTAGATCTGGGTACATTACAGCTAGACGTGGAAGGATTACCATAAGCGTTGCTACCGTGTTAGCAATAGTTTCAGACTTACCTGACTGGCGAGAAGCAAGAGCTGTAACTTCTTCCCCATCATTAATAATTACGGACTCAATAACACGACGTGCAAGCGGCTTCTGATAGTTGTGGAGCTCATGCCCCACCAACAGCTCCATAAATTGCATGATTTTATCTACAAGTACTTTTACAAATTCTTTTGATAATTCCGAGAGTTCTTCTTGGGGCTCTTCTAAGCCTATCTCTTCAGCATCAAGATCATCTTCGGCATCAAATTCTTCTAGATCTTCGTCTAAATCGCTCACTTAACCACTCTCTTACTTAAAGTATCCAGAATAGCGTGAAGCGCTTCAGCTCCAACACGGGCTTCTTCTAGGGTGTATTCGTTTTGACTTTTCACCCAAGCCGATAAGTTGCGGCCCACTGTGAACATAATTTGATCCGTCCAACCAAGAAGTTCGGAGGTAGACATGGTTGCTACTCTTCGTTCAATCTTTGTTAACTCACGAACTTTTTTACTTTTAAAGATCTTCATCTTCTGCCCCGTATCTTACTGTATCCCAATCAAACGAGTTCTCTTCGATAGCTCGTCCATTGATAGCTCTTGTTAAAGCCATGCTCTCACTAAAAGTGGCTGTCCACTTTCCTACAACAATTGATAGCCTTGTAAATGGAAGTCGTATTGCCCAACCATGTCCGCCTCTATACTTACCATCTATTTCTTGAGTCTCTGCTCTATCGAGTATAACAGGTGGTTTTACTGGGTACACCATGGTATGCCAATAAAAGTTACCTACATCACGAGTTTTCGCCATCTAAATCACCCTCGCATATATGATCCGCCGTTTTATGCTCAAACATAACCTCACCACATAGTCTACACCTAAATTGAGTAGGCTCTTCAAAATTATTCTGAGCGGTGCCTCCTACAGGAGTATCCTGATCTAAAGGTATGTAATCAACGATTATTTCAGTAGGCGTGTAAATCTCCGCTGGAAACGGGCCTTTCGCATACCCAGCAGTTTTTGGTACTGGATGTCCTTGCTTTGTTATTACCCTCTCAATGCGCATTAAAGCCACTCAGCCGTTTCAGCTATTGCGGCTTCTAGTGCAGGATTTCCCTCTTTACTTTGTGCAGCTAATTTTGCTGCCCTAGCTAAGTCTTCTTCTCCCAGAGTGATGTTCTTAGTGCGGTGCTTTTTAGGCAGCGCCTTGTGCTTCATCTCTTCATCATCAGTGTCGTGAAGATGATTTAAAGGAATCTCCTTAATATGGGCAGGTAAGTTAGCTTTGTTAAAGAAAGAAGGGAGATCTTTATCACAGTACACCTGAGGCATTGCGCCAGGATTCTCTACTAAATATCCGCCATCTCGTTCACAGTTTACACATTTTGCCATTTTTTAGCTCCTTTACGCATATATTACTAATATAAGTACACATCATACCAGACTCTGTGTTGCTTGGTGCCTGTATTTACTGGTAGAATATTCATTAGGGGAGTAAAACCCCCAACACTAACTACGTAACAAAAGGGTTGCAACTAGCTTGGCAGACAGACGCTGAGCTATTTTTTATCTAGTGACAGTAGATAAGAGATTCGGGTTGGCCTTCTAGCCTAGGAGATAGTGTGATTATTAATGAAGAAACTATTGTAAAAATAAAGGTTACTTTGATGGCAGCAATGCTACTCATAG